TAATACAATTTTAGCGGTACCTTGTTTAACTCTATTAATTATTTCTTCAGGAGCTCCTTCGAGGACACCGTGTTCTAAATTAAACGCTTCACCATAGCCAAATCTTGTGCAGTGCTTATCGCCTAGTTTAATAAAGTATAGAAAAAAATCATCTGGGATAGTTGTTTGAGTAAAACGTTTAACATTTTGATTTCCAGTTTGTGTTATTGGATCATCTGTATTAAAATCAGATACGAGTGTCTTTGCCCTTATAAATTTTAAAGTTTTCATTAAACTAAATCCTTACTTTTTAAATGATTAAATATTTCCTCAGCTATCACTCGATATCCTTCAATAGTCGGGTGACAACAATTTGTAATGTATGTACTAGGTGAAGGTAGAGCAGTGTAGTGAGAATACCAGCAGCCGCTTGCTAATTCTTTTTTACCTTCGAGGTCTAACAATAATTCAATAAAACTAAGATGTCCCTTAGGGTAAAAAAATGCATCCCAAGGGATAGTATCAATTAATCCTCGATGCTCTGCACCTATCATTCTTTCAAACCATTCTTGCGTGTAGCGTTGTTCAAATGCACTTATTAACACTAGAGATAAGTTGTTTGCCTTGGCATAAGTTTCGGCTTCTTTTATACTTAAGATTGTTTCGATTGTAGAAAATTTATCGCTCCACACATGGTTAGCATATGCTCTCCATAGTTCGCTTTTGTGATCAGGAGTTGGCCATATTGTATCAAAATGTCTATTGTTAGGAAAAGTTTTATTTAATATATCCAATCGTTCCATTCCGCTGAGCATGTATATTAATACTCCGCTGGAAATATTTTCTAATTTTACGCTTGGATTAAGATACAATTCTTTTACTGCTGCTCGATTTCCAGTGCCAATGACACCTAAATTTACAGCTACATACTCTGGAAGGTAATCCCTTACCAACTGCGTAGGCCAACTATTATTATACAATTCAACTTCAAGCTCGCCCTTAATAATAGTATGATCAATTCTGTTCTTGTGAGATTTCCAGGTTTTATCTGTCCAGGCGCCTTGGCCTTGAGTAAAGCTATCTCCCAAACAAATAATAGCTTTGTCGTTTGGTTGTATATTTCGACTTGTTATGCAATCAGTTATCACAGGAGCTCCTTGCACACTCAAAATAGAAATCTTCTAATTCTGGGAATGTTTCTGCAAAGTTAGTGCCGCGTCTGCGGTCATATTCCGTAAACCAATTAAAGAAGTCTCGTTTGCCTTCTAACAGCTTTTCTGGGGTATAGATAGCTGATTCCATGTATTTCACAACTCTTAGGAATTTTTCGTACTCTAAGTCGTTGAATTTGCTACGGTTTTTATCGTCTAGATTGGCTAGAATGAAGTCTAGATGGCGTACCATGTAAGGCATAAACTCATCTTTAGGCAATAAATTCATGTCGTACTGCAACGGTTCTTTTAAGAACGGTGTATCAAATCGAACACGTTGCCATTTGTTTTGATCAAACCCATTATACTTAACTCGCCATTCTAGAATTTTTTCTAATAAACTTTGAAAGTTGGTTACTGTTAGAATGTTAAAAGTACACATAAATGTAACAGGTAATGCAGTCTTAGTTAGATACGTATCTAAATTACGTTCCCAAACAGTTAGATCTAGCCCAGTGCGAATATATTCAGCTTGTGGCCCCCATGTGTCTATGCTGGTAAAAATCTTAAAGTCCTTAATGGCACCTTTAGCTAACAGCGCATTTACCTTTTCTACCAGTCTATCAATTAAGATTGGTTTGACTCCGAAGTTGCTATTAATATTAAGCTCAAGATTAGGTTTAGGATTATTATTAAGCTCATCTAAAAGTCTCCAAGTTGATTGTTGTAGTAACGGCTCGCCGCCAGTAATACGTAAAATTGTCAAGGTCTTACTAACCTCGGGCCACCACTTCCACCATGCTTCTACATAGGGGTTAGTTTCTTCTTCGTAAATCTCAAACCAATTAATATCATTGCGATGATTCTTGACCATATCGTATGGTCCAAAGTCTTTAATCTCTTTGTAGTATGCACTACTATGTTTAGGATGACAATACCCGCATTTAAAATTACACTCGTTTCCAAAACTAATTTCAATATATTGCGGATTCACAGGAGCTAGGGGATTAGCCTTAATAGCTCCGAAGCGGTCGTCAGTGTAGATACTTGCGTTACGTTCTTTACGATCGCTGATGTAATCTTCTCCCATAGCTTCTATATTCCAGCAATAGTTGCAACCACTAGGCTTTTCGCCTGCAATCATTTTGGCACGTTCTGATATCTTTTGTTGTGTATTGTGTAAGGCACTAGGATCTAGTGCAATTTCTTCTAGAGGGATCTTATGAGGCGCTGGATGATAACAACTGTGTGTTTCACCTGTTTGCAAATAGATAGTTGTGTGATGCCATTTAGCCATACAAAACGTAGGCGAAATTTCATTCATTATAGGAATAAATTTTTGTATCCTTTGTTTATCGTCCACGGAACTGTTCCTCTAACCATTCAAAGTCATTTATTTTTGCTAACGCTTCTGGGTCGCTAGCATGTTTAATTCCGTAGTCTCTGCCGGAGCAGGCACCATCTTGTGCGTGTGCATCTGTTGATGCAGAACACCAGATGTTTAGTCGCTGTTCTGTTTCTGTGGTGTTTTGTCTATCAATTGTTTTGCTAGCAAGTTTACAACATTCACGGAATGCGCTTTTCCAACTATTAAACGGATCGGTATTAAATTCAGTAATGTTACTAATCTCTTCCATGGCTTTAAACAATGGACTAATACTGGTTGTCATATCAGTTTTAGATAAATCCATATTCATTGTTAGCTTCTTGGGTAGTAATTTAACTCCTCCATACCCATATTCTAATCCGTTAACTGGATTTTTACTACGCCACACATGCACACATTCTAGATCATATTTACTTACTACATGATCAAAATTAAATGAATCAACTATAATAGCATCGCCATCAACTACCCAAAACATTTTAGTAAAGGCTTTTTTAGCTGCCGCAATGTGTGCTTGATGAATTCCCTTAACTCCATTAATTCTCTGAGCATACGGAAATCGTGCTTTTAACTTAGCAAAGTTATCGTCTGCGTTAGGTTCGTTGTAACTGATAAAAATTATATCGTATTTCATTGTCTGTAATAAGTTAAGCCTAAATTGATAGTTTCATCATAAAGTTCAAGGGTGTATCTACTTTGCTGAGCGTCTAGCCACGGCCAGTCAAGACCTAGTTGTTGTTTAATTTTAATGCCAAGGCATGCTGCATCGTACTCTACTTTATCATGACTAACGTGATCTTCATAGATAGTTTTAAGAATATTAAAATCTCTAACCTGTACATAATCCCAGTCTGTACAGTTAGTCATATAAGTACCCATACGTGCGCCTAAGATAGCATACATGCCGTTTTCTTCGTGCATACCTACTGTACTCCACATGCGCAATCTATGAATGTTATGCCACCAAATATGTTCTTGTATTTCTTGTGCGGGAACTTTTTCTCCGTCATGAAGAGTCATCTTTACCCCTTCTCGGAATCCTGCTCTCCAGGCTTGGAAGGGACTTCCGGTAATAATACTGTCGCTGTAGATCTTTGGAAAATTCTTGTATCCATCCTCCCAACAAAAATCTACCTGAGCACGATCGCTTTCAGCTGCTTCGTGTGTACGCATATTAAGTACGAATTCTCGTTTCCAAATCTTTAGGCCGCCGTTTCCATAACGCAGACCATTGATAACGTTTCTTGCGCACCAACCATAGACTTGAATCTTAGGATCGCTCATATCTAATTCTAAATCAAAAAATTTAGGATCTACAATGTTATCCGCATCAACAGTAATAAACCAATCTGTTTCACTTAAATTAGCTGCGGCCTTGTGGGCAGCATCACTACCTTTAACTCCGTGAATACGTTTAGCCCACGGTGCCTTATTGCATAGGTCAGCATAATGCAAATCTGCATTAGGCTCATCATAACTTAAAAATATAATATCAAATTCTACTATTTTCATAATTTTTCAATTACATAATTTTTAAAAATACGTCTAGTATATACACTAAATTTATCT